GGCTGGATTCATTTCATTTTTTGCAAAAGATTCAACTTCACCATATCTTGGTGCCTGGTTATCACTGTACCAATTCCATGTAGATCCAACAGCATCTATAATCATAAGTACCTCGCCAACAAAAGGTATTGCTCTACTTCCTAGTTTGCTACCTCCTCTCGTTACTCCTTTAGCAAAAGCCTTAATAGCACCACCAACTCCAACTTTACCTAAAGTATAAGCTGCCTTAGCACCTTTAAACCCTCTGGTTACCAAAGCTCTTGTATTTTTTAATGTAGCGATATCTTTAACGCCTCCCCATAGACTTTTAATACCTTTAACTCCACCTGCTCTTATTTTACCCAGAAGAGAAGGAGCAGCGGAAGCTCCTGCGCTAGCTGCATTAGGAGAAAATCCTTGTATCGTTTTAAGTAAAGCTCTAGCAGCTAATCCGCCTCCAGCAATTTTCAAAGCGCTATAAAGAACAAGTCCTACTCCACCAGCAGCAGCTATTACTGCAGCATCCTGTACAACCTTACCTATAACATCCTCAGTTTTCTCGTCGTCCTTTATTGGTCCGCCTGGTAGCATTTCACTAACATCAATGAGTCTTATCTTAGATTTACCGTCAACATCAATATAGCCCGTCATTCTATAGGCTTTCATTGTTTCCATCATGTTTTCACCGTTAGCAGGATCCTCTAATAATAAGAAAACCGCTTTATCGTCACCCTTCTTGATATCCGATGCGGTCATTGAATCAACTATCTTACCTTTACTTTTTAAACTATTATATGCAAAGTGAAATTTTATAGCTTCTTTATACTCCGCACTATCAGCATCACCCTGCTCATCTTCGAAAACCATTTTTTCTCTAGAAAAATCTTCGAATGACAGAACATCAGATTCATTAATATCATTGTATAGTGGTTCTAAGAAGCTGTAGTTTTCTTTCAAATATTCCGAAACAGATCCCTCATATTTACCAAGATCGTTAGATTCAGCCACCCATTTTCTAGGATTCTTTTTTAACCATTTTTGAAAATCTGAAGATAATGCCCACCACTGAAAATCTTCGAATGAAGTACTTTGAGCATTTGGCATATCTAACGGGATTGTCATAAGAGGAAAATTATTTCCTATTTTATATCTAGTTCCTGCTGGTAATAATATTATCATAATCTAATTATTTTTCAGTGTAAATTTTATCATAAGATTTGGAAATCAAATCTATTAATTTTTCTATATATCCAGAATTTCTAAGCTTTTTAAAAACAAGATTACCGATTGCCATTTCTCCGCCCTTAGCAAGCTCTTCTTTTCTCATTTTCTGAATTTTTGATTTTAGTTTAGATGCTCTGTTATATAAAGACTTAGCATTTGATGGCAAAATGTCCGTGGTTATAAGTCTTGTCTGTAATTCCTCTATATCCGAAACTATGGCTGAATATTTTTTCTCCACGTCCATATCGTCAACCTCGGGAAAATTATAAACAGGCTTTCTTATCCAATCATTATTTTTTAAAGAAAACAATGCGGATGCCGTATGTGGTTCATGCTGATCCTGCAGATATAGTTCAACATCATAACCTCTTATTGTTATGTTATGTCTAAGATTCCATACGAATTTAATACCGTCGATTGCGGATTTTAGTATTTTTGGATTATCATCGTCTATGCCATCCATGTTAATAAGAACATGAACATCAAGATCAGAAAAATCAGTGTAGTTAAAATTTGCTAATGATCCAGTTAATTGAATGTCCCTTATTGCTCTATCTCCCAGAATATCTTCAAATTTTGTATAAAAATCTTCCGCTATCCTAATAAGTTTTCTTCTGACTCTCTGGTCAAAAACCCAGGATATCTCACCAGATTTTGTTTTTTTCTGAGTCCAAAAAACTGGATTTAGCACATCATGGTAATATGGACTATTCTCCCTTTCATTAAGAGCAATCCCATTATTATTTAAAAAATCATTAAAATCTAATACTGTATTCACGAAAAAAGCTTTCCTCTATATATCAAGGAAAGCTTTTAAATGTATTAGCTATTTTATATTATATTACGCAAGCATATTATTTTAAATTATCGTTTGTCTAGAAACAAATTTTTTCCATTACTGTCATAACTGCTCTAACATCAGCTTCACAGTATGATTCTATTTTTTCGAAATCCTTATCGATCCAGAAAACATCATTAACCTTAGATCCGTCCATATCACCCTTTGGTGAATCTATACCAAGTGAACAAGTTAAAAGGTCCAGACTCAAGTATTTCTGGTGTGTCCAGCTTCCGAATGCAAATATATCCGATGTGTCCATATAAGGAACTTCCCATGGTTTCTTATCCCATATCTGAAGATTACCGGAAGGATTTATACCATTATAGATCATTCTCTTGCCCAAACAAGGCACGTCGAAACCTTTTATGTTATGTCCGCAAAGTTTCCATCCCTTGGCCATAGCGTTATTAAAAACCTTGTTTGCTTTATTTAATATTTCCCTTTCGTCATTACCAGAGAAGGAAACATATTTTTGATCTCCGTCCTCAGTAAAAGAACCAAATGAAACACAGACAACTCTTGAAAATTCCGGCTCCAAGCCTGCTTTCTGTTTATACACCGATTCGTCAGACTCATTGGCTAATGCAGGATAAGCTCCTCTATAATATTCATCTCTCTTTCTCCAGAGATGATAAAGTCTTGGATTTTCGTCATGTAGGGTTTCTATATTTGGATACAATGCTGCAGTTTCAACATCAAAATATAGGAGATTGTGTATTGCTTCTTTTCTTAACATCTTATTTACATTAAGCTGTAAATTTAATATATTATAACGGAATTAAAAAATTATTTTCCTGATATTTTATTAATTACAACGGGAGGTAAGGATTTTTGATTTTTGATATAATGAATATAGCTATTTTCTCTTTCTGGAGATTCTATTATAATATCGCAGGAAAGACCGAAAGTGGGTATTCTATTTTTTAAATACGCTGATGGATTAGGTGACAATGATACGCCATCTTCATTAATATCAACGGATTCAGAGTGTATAAAAAATGGAACGTGTTCATCTTTCCATGTGGAAGAACTCAAAAACATTGCTTCCCTTATACTTAATCCACCATTATTAAAATGATGAGCTAATGTTCTAAAACATATAGGTATTTTAGTTTCATAATATATTCCAGTAAGTAAATCGGTCACAGAAAATAAACTTGGTTTTTCGTCATTAGTAACGCATAATTTATTTACTGCATTTTTATCTAGTAATTTTATTCTATTACAGAAATTAGACATTGTTTGCTTCCTGTTACCATATGCTGATCCAATTCTAATTATTATCGAAGGATAATCCACACCAATTAAGTCCAGCAGTGCAGAGATTGAATTTATCACTCTTATCGTTGATTCCTTAACACCTTCTAATTGACTGCCCATAAAATATTCTTTTCCTATGAAAAAGGATACCCTAATTGAATTCTTATTTAATATTAAATTTATGGAATCTATTATGGAGGACAATTTAGGATTTTCCTCGTCGCTGACCGTATTAAAAAAATCCTCGTGGAAATCCATCTCATTAAGATCCAAACAAATCATATTGGATCCTATAGAAAAGTTTGTATTTGCAAGGTCTAATATAAGGGTTAATATTTCCTCGTGGGATCTAATATAAAAACTTCCTAGTGCTAGAGCCTTAGGTAAACCTAAATATGAAATATTTGGATTGCTTCCTGATACCATAATCTTTTTATTATTGTACCGTATAAAGCTGTTTTGGTTCCTTATCCACCGGTAGTTTCAAGCCCGAGTTCACTCGCACTATATACCGTTTTTGAATTATATGCTGAAGCAGGTACATCGCTTGCCTTCATTTTAGATACAGTTTCCATGTTTCCATGTTCCCCGCCTGGAGCAAATTTTATAGAATCTGATTTTACCTCTATTACTCTCTCAGTTTCTTTACCCTTATTATAAACTTGTATAAAATACCTATATTGTTTATTATCAGGATTTCTAAATGATCTAACTATCACACCAATTACTTTCTTCTTAGAATCAGAATCTATAGGGCTAGCAATAACTATATCACCTATAGTAAATTGTGAACCCTTCACAGTTGTTTCGATATTAGGATCCTGTCCTACAGATACCGATAAATCGCTAAATGGTTTATAGTTTATTTTAAGAACCCCATTAGCACCTCCATACCCGTAGCTATCACCAAAGGCAGAATCAAATTCGTATATAGATTTTAAGTGTTTCATTAGAGTATGTATCCTTTGTTATTGCTGGTTTTTCTGCACCTTCAGTACATCCCTAATTTTTGAAGCCAATTCATAGTGCTCATTTTCCAGAGCTTTCTTTAGCATTTCTTCTAGCTTACTTTCATCTGAATCCTCACCCGATATACTGGTTATGGAAACTGGTTCCATAGCTAATACTCTCTGTGGGGAATATATAACCTCTAATGTGGAATCTATTATCAAATGATCATCGTAATAATCTTCAGGATCATCCATCTCATCCTTTATCTTATTTAGTTCCTCTAGTGACCATTCAGCATTATTCCAAAAAATCATCCAGTGACTGTATATAAATTCAGATATATCGTTATCGATTACGTGCTTAAGTAAATTTTTAAGCTCGTTTTTTATATCATTTTTGGTTACCCCAGTCAGAAAGGGTTTCCTTTTAAGCCCAGGGATTCCTGAAATTCCCTCTCCGACACCTATTTTAAAGCATTTATTAACCTCAAAAATTGTATCCCAGTCCAGACTCAGAATAACTTTGTCTATTAACTTACTGTTTTTACCCTTCATCTCTTATATATCTTATTTTTGAATACCTAGCTGATCAGCAACATCGGATATCCATTTATTATATCTATCAGGGTAAAAGTTTTTTATATCGGAAAGTTCCCTCTTTGAAACAGAATATTTTTCCCTTATAAAGATCTCTACCTGGTCAAAATTCTTAGTTTCCTTTATTTTATCTTCAGATGATATCTTTTTTGTTTTTGTGTATATCCAATTAGGTGGTTTCGAATATCTGCCAGACAATGTACTTCTCCACCAATCTACTACAGGACCAGGTACTATACGCATTCTATTAAATTGGTTTGCCTGTACCGGAAATTGAATAGCCATAATCCGATTAATCATGAAAAAATTTCTAGACTTATCTATTCTACCCACTTGATCCCACGTTTTATTATTGGTGGAAAATATATTCTTTATTATATCAAAAAGCTGCATAGTTAGTCCAGTATATGTTCAAATGGATCAAAACCTTTAGGTTGGTAACCAGAGGTAATCCACTCGGTTCCCTCTAATATCTTTATCCTGTCTAGTGTTATTGGTTTTCTAAGTAGGGATATACCTCTTTCTATTTCCAAATTACAACCAGAGGCAACAAAATCAGGTATCATTAACTGATTAAGCCACATAAGTTTAAAATTTCTCTCAATGTTTGCTTTTACTTTTTTCCTATTATCCGAGCTATCGACAGATTTCGATGATCTTAGAACCATTCCAGCTAGCCAATCCAGAAAATCTGCAGAATCTAGCATCTGTTTAAAATCCAAAGATTTCCATTCAGAGGATTTGAATGCCTCATGAACCGATTCAGCTTTCTTAGGAGTAAATCCCATAGTTCTTGTACCGCTAAGAGTTTCCCAGACACTAGGTACTGAATCCCCCTTATCACCAACCAGCACTTTATTCAATATGAAGAAGTCACTATCAATTTCCTCTATTTCAACCTTCTTCAGAAAAACCTTAAATGATTCTTTTTCAGGCGAAATAGCAGAAGCCATGTTAAATATACTAACACTCTCGTCCCTATTTAGCCAAGATTCTTTCCATCCCTGGGGAACCGATAGAACATTTTTCTTAGAATTGTTATTCCATACTGCTGTCCATGAGCTGTCAGTATTTCTAGATAACTGATGTAAATCTTTATCACCTGTTATAATAATACAATTTTCACCATTACCATTGAAATAATTACTCCAATACATTAAAAGATCGTCACCCTCTGCACCATCAACTCTGGAAAAAATAAATCCCATCTTCTCCATATGATCTCCAAAAGATTTCATGAGTTCAAAAAATATAGTCCAATCAGTTTCATCATCTCTGACCCTACCTGATTTATATCCACCATCTTCTATCTCAACGTCTTTTCTCCAGCTCCTACTATCAGTAGTAAATATCATTCTCCCACCAGTTGGCAAAAGTTTAAGAGAGGAACACAAATCAGTAGAAACTTTCCTGATAAAAGCACCTTGCTCGCTTTTAGATTTTAATATCTTACCAGGATCAGCTTTCCCGTATCCTCCAAAAACGCCAAACGTCTTATGGAATATGTAATTCCCGTCAACCAATATATTAATCATAGCTTATCCTTTATTTTAATGGAATACTCCACCTTTATTTTCTCCCAAGTTGATTTTATATCAAACAATGGGTCTATAACTCTAAAATCGAAATCATTAAACTCAGCAAAATCCAGGTCATCGGCATCCAATCTCCTTGAGACATCATCAGCATCTCTTCTTCCGGATAATCTTTCTTTCCTTACATCCTCCTGAATATCAAGGTAGATTATGAATGATTCTTTCCTGTCCTCCGGTTCTATCTTCGATATACCTGAAGGGGTCATTATGAAAAGATCAGCAGTATCAAATTCATCCCGTGAAGTTCCATACACCCATCCATTGAATATCACATACTCATAAAAAAGACCCTTAGCTGCGAATTGATGTGCAGCAGAATCTCTTGATATGAAATGGTAATCCTTCCCATCAACCTCACCATCTCTTGGAGGTCTCGTGGTGTGTGATACACAATATCTAAATCCCATATCTTCCAATACTTTTCTAGCATGATCCTTACCAGATCCACCCTTTCCTACCAATATAACTCTTTTCTTCTCCATTTACGCAACTAATTTTTGTATCTGAAATACTAGTGAAAGAAGGGATACCATAGGATCTATGACTTGTATTCTTTGAGCCTGATGCTCAGCAACCAATACCACCACCGCGGGAATTATCTTAATAAGATCCGGCTTATTGTTTATTATCCAATCAATAAACTCCTCACCTAAGGCTGACATAACCTCGTCAACCTTGCCTTGATATTCTCCCACTATAGCCTGATAATTCTTAACTGGATCCTTTGAAGTAACAATAAGAGAATATAATTCCTCATAAGACCATCCAAATTCTTTTATCTTTGCAGAATCTACAACAGTAACACCTTCCAGAGTCCATGTTTGTATTTTGTTTAATGCTGATCTAAAGTCAGGATAATAATTTTTCTGAAATTCCAATATTGAATCTTCGTCAATTGATATATTAAGCTTGGATAATATAAGATTAACTCTTTTTCTCCATTCTTGCTTTAATGCATCATCCTCCTCAGTAGTTACCGGGTTGAAATCAATTACTTCAAATCTACTCTGTATAGCATCGGGAACCTTATTTATATAGTTACAGGTAGCAACAAATCTTGTATTTGTAGCAAACTTTTCTATAGTTCCTCTAAGTGCTTTATAGAATTGGTCCGATGCACCATCGAACTCATCTAAGATTACTATTTTCTTAGATGATTTACCGTCCATTACCGAGATGGTTGAGCAAAAATCAGTTATCTTAACTCTAATAGTTTCAACTGAGCTCTCATCCGAAACATTTATAAATAGGCTAGGATACGGTGAAGCTAATATTTTAGCTAATGTTGTTTTTCCACAGCCGGGAGGTCCGCTTAATAATACATTATGTCCAAGGCCATTCTCAAATATCTTAGAGATTCTGGAAGGCAGAATCATATGTCTTAGTTCTTTCGGTCTAAGTTTTTCTGTCAATAATTCTTTTATCATACTATTTTTATCGCTAATTGGGTAAGTTGTTTCTTAAAATTTCGAGGAAAGATCGTCAGATTCATTTTTATCATATCTAACTTCAACAAGTCTAGGAAGGAATAATGATCTATTATCATGCTTATCCGTTATAACAACATTGTATTGAACAGCAATTATTTTCCCTATGTAAGAATCTGGATTGGTGCTAAATAATTTAAGATCATCGTCGCTAAATCCTGAACCAACTTTAACATTTAATGTCTTGGATTTATCTGTGCATATAAATCCTCCTATAAGACCCTCTCTTTTTCCTTCACCAGGATACCATCCACAAATCTCAAGATCACATTCATTAACTTCCTTTATCTTAATCCATGTCTTGGATCTCTTACATTCATAGACCGAATTTGATTTACATATAACGCCTTCCCCGCCAAGTGCTACTATATCATTATAGATTTTAGTAACTTCGGAAACAGAATCTAGTTTCCATAATTGTGCTAATTTTACAGGGGAATCTTCCGGAACATATGATAATATTTTCTCCAGCGTATCTCTTCTGGTTAGGTAATCAATTACACCAGAACCATGGGAAAGAGTTGAGTGCTCTTCAAAATCAAAAACATTGAATAGGAATCCCTCCTCAATATTACTATTAGCGGTGCCTCTAAGTATTTGAGTAACTTTTCCGCTAACTGATTTTCTATTAAGATCAGTTAACTCACCATCAAAAAACCAATCACCCATTATTCCGCTATTTATAATAGCTGTTTTTAATGCGAATGTTATAGCAGGGAAATAACAGGAATCCAGTTCGTTAAATGCTCTAGTGAAATATGAAAATTCGCCATCCTTATATAGAGCTATAACACGGACTCCGTCATATTTTTCTTCACAGTAAACAGAATCCCAAGAAGCCATTACCTTCTCATCGTCGGTTGCTAGCATTAATGAAGGATCAGGTACTAATTCCTTCCCCACAGCTTTATTGATTAATTTTGCTCCAATCCCAATATTCATTCTTTTGGTAATGATCTTCATCAATATCGTTCTAAGTTCCAGATCCTCCTCCTGATTATCCGAAATCCTGGTAGATATTAATAATTGAGCTCTCTCCCTTAAAAGATCGTTAGCAGCTGGAGCTTTTTTTAAGTCCTCTACAAGGCTTTTAAAATCGTTCCATAGATTTTCATTAGGTTCGGATAATACAGCGTTAAATCCTATCCTATGTAGCTTTGTAGTAACAAATGGGTTGAAGCAAACATCAAGAATGTATTCCATTCTATCATTCATTGATTCCCTTATGAGATCTTGCTTAGATTTTTGAGATCCGTTGCCGGTCATTTTTTCTAAACTACAAAAAATTCTAATTTCCTTTATCATCTTATTTATTTTTTCACAAATATAGAAAAAATATACGAATCAAAAAAATTAGAATGTATAAAATTTTGAATTTAAAATATCATTAATATCGACAGCAACAGTTCCTGATTTAGAACAAGCTATGGAAGCAGCTATATTACAAATCGATAATGATTCCCTGATCCCTATATTACTTACCATGCATAATGATAAAATCGATATAACAGTGTCTCCCGCTCCCGAAACATCATATACATCCATTGGATATCCAGGATCATAAACGGATTCATCCTTGTTGATATAGATTAATCCTCTTTCTGATAAGGTTACCAATATTGAATCAATATCATTATCGGATATAAATTTCCTAGCATGCTGCTCTATACTAATTAGATCCAAATTAGAACCATTAAATCCAGTCATGTTAGAAAATTCAGATAGATTTGGCTTGAGTAAGCTACAACCTGAATAACTAGGAATATTTAAAATCTTGGGGTCTGCTATAGCTGGAATACCAGAAATATTACATTTTGATATTATATTAGATATCATAGCTGGTGTCAAAAGACCTTTATTATAATCCTCAATTAAAACGCAATCATAATTAATGTACATCTCGTTAAATCTAGAAATTATAATTTCTTCTGTTAACGAGTCAATATAATTACGGTTTTCGTCATCGACTCTAAATAATTGATGATTTGATCCTGAAATGTATCTTGATTTTAGTGTTGTTCTTCTGGTAGAATCTTCAAAAATAAATGAATTGTCGCTGTATTCAGCTACTAGATTTTTTATAGTATTTCCGTGAATATCATCGCCAACCGTAGTAATTATATCAGCATTACCTCCCATCGATTTTATATTACGTAAAATATTACCAGATCCGCCCAAATAATATTCAGAGCGTATTACATCCAATATAGGGACAGGTGCCTCCGGTGAGATTCTTGTAACGCTACCATGGACATAATGATCCAGCATCACATCGCCAACAATCAATATTCTAACAGATCTAAATTTATCTAATAAATCCAAAATTTAATGAAGATTAAAGATTAATAATTTATAGTGTTACTTCCGGTGCTTCTTCTCCCTCAGCAGGGGCTTCACCCTCAGCAGGTTTTTCACCTCCCGCTTTTTCAGCTAATTTTTCTTCAGCTTCCTTATACTTCTCGTTCATTCTTATTTGATCCGGATTCATACCAAGGAATCTTTGTATTAAAAAGTTCTTATCAAAATATCCTTTCTCCTCCTCGCCTATCTTAACTTTGAGCTCGCCAAGACCATTTATAAATTCGGTTCTTTTTGTGTAATTGGTCATCTCGACCATTTCCTCAAATTCGCTATCCCTATTATAATTAAGTCCTATATTTGCTTTAAAGTTCTTATCTCTGGACAATTCAGGATTATCCAGACACATCTGGATATAGAGTGGCTTCGTTAATATTTCCTGAAAAATTGATCTAAGTCTTCTCAGAAACTTCTCGAATCTAATTTCATCTCTCTCCAATTGATCTATGCTTGTCTGATAATTCCCAGGAGTGCTGTTTCTAGACGCAAATCTAGCGTAGGGTATCTTAGAATCCATTTTAAGCTTATTGAAAAAATAAACCACATTTTCCATTACGTTGAAATCAGGACCACTAGGATTAAGGGATTCTATTTGTGGACTTTGTCCATCCTTTTCGGGAAATAAATAATTCTTGTAGAATTGAATTTTAGGTTTACCGTTTATTGTTAATTCACCAGATGAATCATTGATATTAATGTCCTCCTTGTAGTTTGACATTAATTGACCAAGATTCTGCATTGCTTTTTGCTGTGATTGGGTACCTATAGGTATAATGAATTTTAATCTATATGACGAGTTCATTACGTTCCATATAATTCTGGAATTTTCCATTATTCTAAGAATATTATATGATCTAACTAATCTCTCAACATAGCTAACTCTAGTTATCATATTTCCTTTAGCATAAGAAATATAAATTACCTGCTCGTTGGTCAACTTCCTGGTCATCTGAGGATTCTTTGGATATTGTATCCAAAATTGTTTATGTTCCTCTTCCCCTACCTTTTCGACTATGGGCTGAAGTGAAGTTGGATCCAATTCTTTAAATCCTATCACATTTTTTCCCTTACTGTCATATATTATTTCAAATGCAAGAAATCCATCAATTAAAAACTGCTTAAAATATTGCCATCCTAGTATTGTGTTCTGAAACCCAAATACATTATAAATCTTATTATAATGTTCTGATATCTTATCCTTTACTTTATCCTTAAGATCCAGATTTACGAACGAAGGCTGAGCAAAATAATTTCTATCATCATATACTATGGCTTCATCAGTTATTGTATCTAATATGAACTCTATTTCGCCATTAAGTGAAAATTTTCTAAGATAATTTCTTTTCTCAATATAATCACGGTCAAAATATGCAATATATTTTCTTACCTTAGTGTCCTGATAAGATGATGTCCAATAGAAAGCATCATTTTCTGTAAATCCATTACCATCCTGATTATAGAAAAATCCCTCAGTCTTACCAATAGCCTGAGAATTTTTTACAACCATATCATCGTACTCCATACCAAATTTTGATATGTTTCCAAGATTCTTTAGTATATTACCTAAAGCTGATTGATTCGGTTTTAAAAAGTCTAAAAATCCTGCCATCTTATTATAGTGTTACTTCCGGAGCTTCCTCTTCTCCGCCCTCTTCTTTTTTACCTTCCTCTTTTTTCTTCTCTTTTTCTTTTCTTTCCAATGCTTCTTTATTTGCATCAATATCCTGTTTGGATATTCCAAGAAAAGTCTCTATAAGAAATGCACTAGAAAAATATGGTTTTTCCTCATCACCCATTAATCCAGTCATTGCGACAACTGCTTCCTTCCTTTTATTTATTAAATCCATCTCCTGATTTAACTTGAATGGGTTATCGGAAACATAATCCAATCCAAGCTGACTCTTAAACATAAAATCATCGTCAAGTGATTTATGCTTTTTAACCATTTGTATCCATAAAGGTTTTAATAATATCTCCTGGAATACTGATCTAAGTCTATCTATAAATTTGGCAAATCTAATTTCTTCCTTATCAAGCCCTTCCGCACCATTCGAATATGGTGAAGTTGTTCCGCCGTCTGGATTATGAAATCTGGAGGGAGGAACTTTAGATTCTAAAATATATTTGTCAAAGAAATATGATAAAGGTTGTGGATCATTAAGATTTGGTCCCTCAGTGTTTATAGGCTCTATGGTTGGAGTTCCGTTAACACCGGAAGGCATCAAATAGTTTTTATAAAACTGTATTTTAGGTCTACCGTCGACTGTAAGCTCGCCACTATCATCATTCAATTGGATATCCTCCTTATAGATGCTCATCAGTTCACCCAGAGTTTGCATACCCTTCTGCTGAGATTTGCTTCCTATTGGAATGGTCATCTTAAGTTTAAACGATGCATTCATGACTGACCATATAACCCTAGTATATTCTATAATTCTTAGAATATTATAAGGTCTTATTAATCTCTCTATGTAGCTAACTCTTGATATGCTATTTCCCTTTGCATATGAAATGTATATAATCTGCGGATCATATAATACTCTTTTTCTTTTGGGATCCTGAGGATATTGCGTCCATGTACTAAGATAGCTACCGTCTATTTGTTTCTCAACACTAGGTATAAGTGTAATTGGATCTAGTTCCTTAAATCCGATTATATTTTCACCTTTATTATCATATATTATTTCAAATGAGAGAAATCCATCTACTATAAATTGTCTAAAATATTGCCAAGCTGTTATGTCATCAGAAAATCCCCAAACATCGTAAAGTTTTTTATACGAGTCATATAAATCATCCTTGATTTTTTCATTAACGTCGCTAAGATCTATGAAATCAGGATATGCAAAGAAATTTGATGGATCGTAAGATATTGCTTCGTCACATATGGTATCAAGAACCCATTCAACTTCAGGGTTTAATGAGAATTTTCTAAGATAGTCTCTTTTTCCTTTATAATCCTTGTCAAAATATCCTATGAATTGTCTGGATGATATATCCTGCTTCGCTAAAGTCCATAGCATGCTTTCATCCTCAACGTTGGACTTATTCTTATTAAGAAAAGCAGCCTCAGTAACACCGACAGCCTGTGAATTACGGATGACCATGTCATCGTATTTCATACCAAATGAACTAATTTTTCTTACAGAATCTCTAATTCTCTGTATTACCGGAGTTTGAGAAGGATCATTATTATCTACAAAACCTGCCATTTATTTATAAAGTATATGTTTTATTCTAGTCAAAAGATTAAATTAATTTCGATTGATATTCCTTATATATCGTTTGTAAGCTTAACCCCTCTATGTTACTATCAGTAAGATATGGAATTTTAGCCCAATCTTTATTGGATATTATTCTTGGATTTCTTATAAATTTATATTTAAAACCGAACAGTGAGAAATTATATCCGGTATTCCTTAGTAGATTTTCTAATATTGGCTTTTTTAAATTAACAGGGGTAATTGCACCTCCTGTCTGAAATGATAGATAATTGGATTCTACCTGAGAATAGAATTGGTCATAAAAATTTCCTATTATATCTATTCTTATGCGGGGTGGAACTGTTATAATATCTATTCCTTCTATAATCGTGCCTGAACTTGGATTCTGGTATACATTTGTACATAATATCAATGGTCTTCTATCTATGAATTTTCTGGTCTCACTTAACCTGGTATCAGTTAAGTAATTAAAATTATATATTGTACCCGGTATAAACGGTGGTTTAAATTGTATTATTTCCTTATTAGAAAAGAAGTAATTGTCAGAAAAATATAAATCGGTCTCGGTAAATACGTTTTTACCAATTTCAATGGAATCTCTATATTCCAAAACAAGATTAGAATACATTATTTACTTTTAAATAAAAAATTCTCATCAACAACACCAAATTTATATCCTCTCTTCTCCGCCCATACTTTGGCAGATTTGAATTTTGCCTGATTTGTTATCCAAATCTGCATATTTCTATTATATGATTTAAGTTTTGCTAATGTATTAACCCCCTCATATATGGGTTTCTTCGTTTGATTTTCTGGTTTTATTTCTATTATCCAGTCCTGTTCGGTTTGATCTTCCCTTTGCACCTTTATATAAAAATCAACATTATACTTGTGATCTTTTTTATCAAGAGGGTTATAATAATCTATAGCAACTGGTTCTGAGCTCCACTTTAATATAGAATCATTAGTATCACAGTAGATACAGAATCTATATTCCCACGAAGATCTATAGATGATATTGTGTATATCTCCTATATACTTATCCGGATTTCTTGGTGCATATTTTCCAGATTTATGATCTCCGTTAGGTTTTACTTTCTTTATATCTACCATAATAGATTAAACGTTATACGAATTATCCTCACCAGTTATATAGCTGAAAGGTATTGTTTTAGGATTTTTTGGCGGATGTATTTTTTTCCATCCCTTAGCAAATCCATTTTTAGCTATCTGTGTATAATAAGCAAATGGATTATTTGATTTCTCTGGGTTAAATCTATTCCAATATTTACAAAGATCCTCCATTGCAAATGCCATACAATCCTCCTTATCTTCCGGATCCTTATATGACATTTTTTTAGATATTCCGTTTATCATTAACATAAACATATCTATTGTATCGGGTGTAAGTTGACCCTTACTTTTAGATTCTATTACAGCTGCTAAAAGCTCGCTGTTTTTAACATATTCTTTAGCCATTGTTTGTTATTTGGTTGGTTTATAGTTTTAGTATAAAATAGATAAATGATTTCATAAAAAAAGAATGTAGCTTATGAGCTACATTCTTTAATTATTCTTTATCTTCTTCATCCTCCTCGTTTTCATCAGAGGATTCAATTTCTTTACCGTCAGGAGCTTTACTTAATTTACCATCCGAAGATTGAACGAAAGTCTCGCCTGGTTTATTTTGATTTTCCCCTTTAGGAGCAAAATAAAAGTTACGACTTACTTTTTTTTTAAATCTTCACTAGATTCTTCGTTCATTGATATATTGTAACCATGTAAGCTATCTAGACCTAATTCTATTTTTTCTTCTGTTTCACCTTTAGGAGCTTTAGTAAATCCGTGCATATCAGCAAAATTCTTTAGTATATTTTTTTGCTCCTCTATTGAAAGGTCAGATTTATTAAGATTGTTAGATTCTTTAACTTCTTCCTCACCGTCCTCATCAGATGATTCAGCATTCTTTTCAGCTGCCTGAGATAATGCTTCCTCAAGGTCACTAATTTCATTTATTAGGAAGTCTGAGGTTTTGCCATTGTCTAATAATACTGTATATCTTCCTGATGTACCATCCATAGATATAATTTTTCCAGTCTCACCAGACTCTTTAACTTTTATATAAGAACCGATATTGAATTTTTCATCCTCGAATAGATCTAAGCTTCCGCTCATATTAATATCAAGCTCTATTTTTTCAATTTCAAGATTTATTTGGTTCCATTTTTCTCTTAGCATAACAAGTTCAGACTCAAGCATTCTTTTAGCTGTTTTGATCTGATCTGATTCTCCGTACAATGGACTTGATCCTATTAGGGTATTTATTTTATTTAATTCCTCATCAACTTTAGATATGTTTGAAATGACTTTCTCTCTATCGTTAATCATAACGGATTTAACCTTGCTCTCACCTTCCAAGAATTCTGTTAAACCTTCTGAGATATCGTATCTAAGATAATTTTTAACAACCGAAACTGCTTGTGTTCCAGTTACTTTGTGTATTGAATTCTCATTCATTGAATCATTTATCTTCTGAAGATAAATTTGATCCATCCATTTGAATAAATTAACACCAACACCTTCATATACATTTGAAGTTAAACTTTTAGCAAAGTCTAATTCTACGATGTTACTATAATTAGTATAAAGATTCATTATGTCATTAACCACATCGGATTCATTAACTCCGAAATAAGATCCGGATTCCAATCCAACAATCTTAGCAAGACCACTAGGATCACTAAATTTCAATCTAGTTTTTCCCATATAAGCAGTTACCTCGTCATTTTCTTCAACCAATCTAACTATGCTTTTTCCTAATTTAATAAAGATACCGTTTTCGTTAACTCTAACATGTTTTTTACCGTATGTATAAACTAATGAAAGATATTCTTGTGGCAATGCTGATATTTCTTTATCAGATATTTTTCTTAAACCTTCCTCATTAGCCTCGAATATAAATCCACCAAGGTAAAATAGTGATCTACCATTTTCTAATAAAACTGGAGAATATACCCTTGATACGCTAGATTCACCCTGTATAGTTTCAGGTATTTCAAGTTTTCTTTTATCCTCAGTTTCATTAACATTAAGATAATTTATTAATCCTCTAACCATTGGATTAAAATTCCATTTTGAAATATTCTTAACAAGTAGACCATTAGATTTTTTTTCCGATACTAACCAAGCATTCAACGTTTCGTTCAATTCAGAATAGAATGAAGAGTTACCACTATTCTTTAGAGCTTCCAAAACTTTAGCTACCTCTATTTCTCTGCTCAATGATTCACATTTCTCCTTAACAGATTCAGCAACTTGTGCTACGTCTTTATCCCATGATAAAGATTTAATATCATTTAGGAAATTATGAACTAATGAAAATTCAGGAACTCCTTTATTTTCCAAAAGATTACTGTATTGTTCAACCATAATCTTAGCTTTCGGATAGCTATAAATTGAAGATTCCTTAATAGAATTTAATGCTAATCTTATTCCTAGATTATTTACTTCTTGCGATTTAATAAATGACTTAGCGGTAGAATCCAAATCACTTCCTTCTAATTGCGATAAGCTCTCTAAAAGTGATACGTCTTCTTTTTCTTCTTTCCTAGAGATGTATGATCCTGCATTATTTAAAGATGCATTTTTCAAACCTCCCCAAGATTCCATAAGAGCTGCAGCATTCTTTTTAGAAAGTTCTGCTTCCTCTTTTCTTATCATATCTAAATGGTTTTGCGTATTTGATACGAAGTCTGGAGTTATATTATGTTCATTAATAGATTTAACTAGATCGCTCTCCGAAACTGATCCCCCGTTAAGAAAACTTTCACATAGAGTTCTAACCTCAGGTGATTTAGTTACTTCTTTTAATTTTTTTACTTGGTTTATGAAGTCCATGGTTAAATTTTTTTTTACAGTTTATATATCCATCAAGGGACAAGAAACTTTTACATTATATATTTCATTTTAATAGCGATTTTTAGGATCCTATTAATATTTCTAATCTTATCTCTATATCGGTATGTGGATTACAGAAAGTTATACCGCCGTTATTAAAAGCAGTGCCAGGTTTAGCTAAATTCCACCCCTCGTAAGTTGAATCTGTCGACGAAAGCATCTTTCCACTAAGAACCATTAATTCACCCATATAATTGGTGACACCTTGATATTCCCACGTTATATATTTCTTAGATTCCACTATATTAGCTGGGAATATCGCTTTTACTGCTATAAGATCAACATAGCCATCGGAATTAGCAATATCACCTTGACTTAAAAGAAAACAGCTGGATACTCTTAGTATCGCTCTATTCCTTGCAAATGTATCTACTTTTAATTCGAGGTCATTCATAGGTAAATATACTGGTGGATTATTGGTCTGCCCGTTATCTAATACTAGATTACCGTTATAGAATCTAAATCCTTCGTCTACCAGATATGGGCAAGTTATTGGTTGTGTTGCCATATTAATTAGCTGCTATTACTGTTAGGTTAACACTATAATCCGTTGGATTAGTGAATATAAAACCTCCTTGGGAACTATTAGCATTCCCAGTATGTCCATATGTTGAAAATGGATCAATGTCCCACCCTCTCCATTGAGAACCATCTTTTACCGCACCGGTTAGGATCATTATACTTCCCATAATATTTCTGACATTAGCCTTATAATCCCAGAATAAAATTCTATCGTTATCTTCAGCCTCCGGCAGATAATTTGCCTTAGCGATAAACATTGAAACCTCACCTGTAGTGCCATAAAAAGATCCAGCATCTATATTGACTGATGATCTTGGACCTATTATCATACTCTGTTTCTGATATTCAGAAAAATCCTGCAATGGGTGAAAAAAATCAACCAAATCAAGTTTATTTAATGTTTGTGACTGCTTTGTTACTGTGAGAGCTTCTTTTATAAATCTAATCTCACTAGGATCATTAAATCTCTCAAATGTTGCTTTTACCCTATCAATATCAGAGTAAGTAAGAGCAATATTAGTATATAATGTATCGAATCCTGCAGTAGCACCACCTAGAGGATCGGTAGCAAATTCTGATGAACCACCTATAAATTCGATTGGTCCGGAAGATGCTGCAGATCCTCCGTCGAAATTATCTATGTTTTGGGTTTCTGTATTTGACAAATCTTTATAATTTTTTTACATATTTATCTAAGACTGGTTGGATCCACATGACCATCCTTATATATTAGGTCCTTTAATTCAGATCCGCTCCCTCCAGCGTCAATTGACTTTAAATCTATTTCATTAGAACTATCGACAATGGGTGTTTCCATGATCTCATCAGCCTCTTTAATCTGTACGGAATCCGGTTCGTCTGAATCTACATGAGTATAATTAGTTGTTTCTTTAGCTTCTGGTCTTATATAATCAACCAGTGATTTTATGAATCCTAAAGAAACTAAAGGAAGTATAGCACCGCTTATCAGTGACAAAATTCTTTTTTGATATATTATTTCTTCCTCGACTAAGCCAAATAGCTCGCTCCATTTAGAAAAATCTGAGAGATTCGTATATGCATAATAAGTATTACCCATAGCTTGCATTAAAGTAAGAATAATAAATAGCATCCAAACTATAGTTTTATTCATTTTATCCAGAGCTATTAGCGATGCCAAAGATGCAGCAGCACCTATCTCAAATGCTAACGCCAGAGATATAGCTAACCATTCGGGATTGGATAATCTAAAAAAATCAATAACGTGGATAGTTGATATGATCGAAACTATTAGATATAATGTAACGAAGGTACCAATGATAAACCACTTTATGGTGGATTCTCTTTTATTTTGATTCATTTATCTTTGATTTTATTTCGGATAGTGAAGTTTTTCCTTTATCAAAATCATCTTCATATATCAGGAAATTAAACATTGTCTGATTCATTTCCTCTTTTATCTCCGTATTAGAAGGAGTAATAATAAGTAACGAATCAACTACAGCCTTTGTAGATTTTGAATTTTTCTCAAGTCTATCAATGTCGCTATTAACACCACATTGTCTCAATAATACTAATAGTAGTAAAACCATGTTTATTGACCAAGAATTGTTTTTAATTTTTTCTAACATAACTAATTTATTTTAATTTATTCATTATATATCCACATAAAAAAAGCTAGCAAATGCTAGCTTTTAAAATCTATATATAAATTCTGGATTATCCCAATGTAACACCCTGCATTGCTGCAGCTAGTTGTTTTTCTAGATCTTTAACCTCAGCTACATCAGATTTAGCATCTGATAATGCCATATCTAAAGGTTTATAAAGTCTTATGAAAGATTCTGCACTTTCCTTTCCTGTTCCTTTAGATTTAGAAAGAAAATAGTGACTTGCCTCAAGAGGTAAAGCACCTAGATAGATTACACCGTCTTTGATTCCCTCTTTTTTAATTTTCTGGATAGTTTTATTAACTTGTACAATTCCTAATGCCTCAGTAGAAGTCCATTCTGCATAATCAGCAATAAATTTATCATACTCAGCAAAAAGTTTATCGTCAAAAGAAACTGCATAAACTTTATTTTTTATTTCCTCCTTTTTTTCAGAAATAGAATTCTCCAAAGATTTTACCAATTCATTGTCGATATTAAGACTGCTCATGATAGGATCGTTACTAAAATCGATCTCAGTAGATCCTCCAGGGAATTGATTTTCCATTGCTTCTGATTCTTTCTTGTTCATAATATTATATTTTTATTATTTTAGTTATTATTCTCTATTTGTTTCTAATTTAGATCAAAAATATCTAAATTATTTTCTCTATTTTGGTTTAAATAAGCTCTTAAGGGTTCTCTTAAATCCTTTGCTGGGAATATTCTGGGAGCATCATCAGGTCCAATATGACAAAGGAATCCACTCTCGGTTTCTATCCCCAATTCCTCCTCAAGAATTAATCTATACATGCTTATTTGTATGGAATACTCATTATGGTGGTTTGCATATAGATTAGTAAAAGGTCTTAGTAATTTCTGATATCTCCCCTTAGGGTGGTTATCATCCTTAAATTCACCATTAGTTTTCCAATCACCTATAATAAGAAATATTTTGTCTCTCTTCTTATCGTAGAAAAGAAATGGTTGGTCTATTGTACCAGCTATTCTCCATTTTTTAGAAAATACTCTAAGTTCCGATTTGAGAGGTACCATATGCTTTAGTACCTTATCATAGGCAACCATAAATTTATCTATTCTTTTAGCGTATTCGCTACCATCATTAGGATTTATTGGATTTAAACCGCTCCAAAAATCTTCTATAAACTTATGAACTCTTGTACCTAGGTCATTAGCAACATCAGCCTTATTTTGCCACTCATTAAGAACTACCGATACGTCTACACCTCTTTCCTGAGCTTTTCTTTTCGACCAATATGTTTTATCAAAAGCAGTTTTGAAATTCTTTAAAAATGTGGTGACTGAATCAAACTTTATCCCATCATATCTATAAACATGGATATCCTCATTGAATATAAATTTGGGATCATTGAAAAATTCTAATTTTTTTTCAAGATCCTCCTTGAATTTATCGGTAACCATTTAAAATAGTGATATTATCCAATTTAGATTACAAAGTATCGTTACCACTATAGCTATCTCAAGTATAAACCTGATTAACCAAAGCCAGCTCAAATATCTAAATAAAAACTGATAAACAACAAGATATGACTCCTCATCAGTATCCTTTACTGGTTCGATCCACATTGTAAGTAATTCCTCGAGATTTAAGGCCTTAAGGTAGTCGTTAATATCCTTAGTTTCACTTATAACAAAGGAAGGTCTTGATTCCTTGGGTAAATCAGTAGCATATAAAACCTCAGGAGGTAAATTTATAACCGTGTATATTCTATTAAAAAAATCAAGTCTTAATTTTCTTCTGCTCCAAAGCTGTGCATTCTCTGATTCCTTCTTAATTATTCTGGAATATTCCCTATAGAGAATTATCTCCTTAATTACTTTAATTAATCTTAACATAAAAGCTTTATTTTTTATATCCGCTCATAAGCGTAATGTTTCCGTCTATACTTTTTCTAATTTTACATCTAGCCCTTCTTATTCTGGTAGCTATAGATCTTTTCTTTATGTCGTATTTTTCAGCTATGTCCTTATACTTCATATTATTTATCTCACGATCTATCATTATGTCCCTATATAATTCGGGTAGTGCTCTAATCTCATCCAAAACAGATTCGTATATTACATCCAAGCTTTCACCGTCATTAAAAAAGGTATTTGTTGGATCATCTTCTATCATATAAATTCCTCCAAGATCACCTATTGTATTTTTGGAAGATAGAAATTCAAGTTCGCTGTCACTGTGATTATAATATCTTTTTCTAGATTTCATCAGAAGTAATGATTCATTTCTAGCTATATTATAGCACCATGTCGAAAAATTTCCACGCTCACCGTTATACTGTTCAATTTTTGTCCATATCTTTGTCATGGTGTTTAGAAAAGCATCCTGTGCCAATTCTTGCTCTTTTACAATAAGGAAACAGTGATTGAGTATTCCTGGTCTAAGTCTTTCGAATAATAGGCTAAATGACGAATCAGTTCTAGCTTCTATGAAATCTTCTGCTAATTTTTGGATGTTTTTCTCTTTCTTTTGCATGTTTTTATTTGGTCAATTTGATTATTTCTATTCCAGCCTCTGCTAAAAAAGCAATTGATTCGGGTTTCCTATATACT